GCGTAAACAGTTACCGCAGGATACGAGTAGAAGGGAATTCTTCCAGTCGTATCCAACGTCCAGTCATACATATGAGAAGAGCCGGGAAGCCCAACATAGTCAGGCGGAATGACATGCTCTTCGGTAACAGTCACAATCTGAATTGGACGGCGCAGATAGGACTCAAGTTCCGACTGCAACCCGGTCAACACATACTCGGCTGCTCGCTGCTGGCGATTCGAGAACTTGATGTCCATGTACGCCGTAAGTTCGTCAATGGACACAAGCATTTAAGCCACCTTTATTAGTTGCGATCCTCACGACCCGTTACGCGACGAAGACCGCGACCAACACTGGCGCCTTGGCGCAGGCCCCAAGCAATAAGACGTCGCCACCAAGGTGGACGACGACCCTCTTCGGGTCCTAGTTCTTGATCGGGTAATCCGGAAGGAGTGGGCATTTAGAAGACCTCCATGGCGCGACAATGCCATTCGTGTCCACAATACTCCACTAAAGGCGCTTAGAGGATCAACGATCAGCGTTTGGTGGACGTTCGATCGTCATTGTGGGAGTGGGAGCGCCTTTGGGGGCCTCAATTGGGACCCAAGCCCGCGAATAAACATGTTGATCCAGTTTGCGCGTCTTGATGAGTCCGCCGTCGTAGAGCAGGTCCATTTCATCTGTGCTCATTGTAAAGAGTTTCTTCAACTCTTGTTTTTCGTATTTTCCAGACCGAGTGATCTGCTTGAAAACACTTGACAGTTTCTTCGCTTGGATGGCGCCACGCCCACGATTTAGGCGAACGTGCATAATCATTGCTTCGATCTCATCACAGTCCACCCACATCACAGGAACTCGGCCCTTATCCCTACGCATGATCTTTTTCTCTTCACGGGCAATCAGCCATCGTTCGTGGCCGTCAATAATCGTTCCGTTGCTCTCACGCGCAACAATCGGTGACAGCCAGCCGTAATCAAGCAAAGATCCAGCCAACACTTTCTGATCAGGCTTCAGAACATACGTCGTGCGCCAAGATGCTTCAGACAAATCGCCAGCATCAACCATTTCAATATTCATCGCAAGTCATCCTGTAGGTCTAGTGAGTTGGCTTCAGCCTCGGCCTGTGCAGCCGCCATGCGAACAGCATGGGCACGAGTCTTCGGTCCAACAGGGTTTACGGAAGTGATGTTGAACTCATTCAGAAGAAGATTTCTGACGAGCCATTCGATCGGATAGGAGTAAGGGTCAGTTGCGTGCTTCTTCCTAAATTCAGCAGCGAAGGCCATGGCCCGGCGCTTAATGCCATTAGTAAGCATGTTGTGCTCAATGCACAACTTCACACCATCCCAACCATCATCCGCATAAAACTTGATCAGTCGTTCAATGTCGAATTCAGGCCAATAACGACGCTGCGCGTCAACCTGAGGAAAGCAACGAACCAACTCGTCATAAAACTCAGGCTCAGTAGCAACAACATCACCAATGCGACGGACCGCAACAGCGTGAAGCGGAATACCTACGCGTGAATTCGAGTGAGTCATTGCGGCTAGGTCGTAGTAGTCGCAAAACTTACCGCCGTGCTCTTCAGTCACAAACTTGAACACATCATCTGTTGTCCAGTCATAGATGACCTTAGCGAACCTCAAAGGAATCGACTTCTTCATCCGGAACGGAACAACAATGTAGTTCTCATGCAACTTCTGAACACACGAGCGGTAACGAATCATCGACTCATTTGCGCGCACGCCAGTAATGAAAGCGACCCGGCCCTGCTTACCTTGCATCGTGTAGTAGTCGATTGACTGAGGGATGACCTCATTGGCAGTCAAACCAAAGTGTTCGGCACGAATTGCCCAAGGCGGGATTTCACGAACCAGTCGCCCATCACGCTCACGCTGCGCAGACCAAAGTAGACAGTATTCACGTCGCCCAAGAACCCATACTTCTTGCCCTTGGGGAAGGCAATACCATTCCATGTCCACCCAGTCGTAGTTGCGGACTTCCTCCACAAACTTGATGACAGAAGGGCTAACCATTTCTTCGTCACGGAAAATGACTTTGACTGGCCCAAGCCCGCGTTCCTCGTGAATCCCTTTGGCAAGATAAAGAACGGCGGTGGAGTCTCTTTGCCCCCAGAAAACTGGACACATACCGTATCGAAGGTGTCATAAACGTGACGCATTCGTTCACGCGCTGCATCGACACAGGAACTATCTAGAAACATTCGTTGACGAGTCATCAGAAATCAACCCTTGCTTCTAGGAAGTCAAGAAGACGCTCGGCGGTGGTTTCCCCAGCGATCTCAGCATCGGTGCGCAGCCAGCGAAGAAAGTCATACCAGCGGCGCTGTTGGTCGGCATCATCAAAGACGAGTGAGTATTGGACAATTGCCTTTGCGCCACCAGCACCGACAGCGGTCGAACCGCGAGTAATTGCGTCGTGCTGGTCAATCCCCGCAGGAGCAACAATGTCTTCCGTTTCGTCAGATTCGTTCTTAACGGCAGGACTTGGTTGACTTGCCTGTTGGGGAACAAAAGGTTCGCCCGGCTGTGACAGCATGACCGGAGCAACGTAACCCGATGGCTCGCTTTCAGCGATTGTTAGATACTCAACCTGTTCTTCCATCGCTGCCCGCTGGAACTCATCCCAACCAAGCACATCAAACATTTCGGGAAAGTCATCAGCAACAAGTATCAATGCTTGATGAAGCAGCACCGGATCATCACTTCCAAGTTGCGTGGTGCGATTGTCCGCCAAGGCAAAAGCAATTGCTTCCTTACGAGTTCCCTTAAAACGTGTTGCTGCAATGTGCGTCCAACCAAGCCTCTTTGCCGCCTCTGCCTGATGGTTGCCCGCAATAATCGTGTAGGTGTCATCACCGTTGGTGTGCACCACAATGGGCTTCAACTGACCGAATTGCTCATATGAGGCCATAATCGCAGGAACGTTCCCGTTGTGAGGGTTAACGTCCCACGGGGTCAACACATCAAGCGTTAAAGCCTGATCAGTAAGTTCCGGGCAAATGTTGTGTTTCATGGCATCACCTGTGCACGCACATTGGCGTTCAACGTTCGCAGGGCATCAATGCTTGTACGAAGTGACAACAGTTTTTCTCTTTTGGACTTCAGAAGCGCTTCAGCGATTTTGTACATGTAGGCAGATTCTTCAAGTTTGTAGTCCGCCCATGCTTCACGTTCCTTAATCGAACCCTTTGCGCTTAGGTACTCTTTTGCCCAATTGGCTTTGTGCAAAGCATCCTTTTTGGCGCTGTCCACTGCAAGTTGTTCGAACGCTTCGGTTTCTTCTTCAAGCATGTCCGTTAGCCGTAGTAGTTCAGATTCAATTTCGACCTGACTGATTGGCTCAGTTCGCCTGTTCATTTTGCTCCAGTACGGTTGTCAGTAGATTTGGTTGATCGTATGCGTCAAACGCTGACCAGTCAATGTTTTGTAGTGATGTGAGATTGATTTGCGGCCAGTTGAAATTGCTTCTGTTGAAATGGGCCAAACCCATTTCCCGCAAAATCCAAGCGTCACACATGTCATCAGCGCCCTTGCCGGACCAAACGATTCCGGTTCGAGCCGAAATGGCTGAGACAACTTCATTCTTGCCAGCATTGCCTTTGCCAGTTGCAAACTTCGCTCTACACGTCGGAGGGATGTCCACCCACGGTATGCGACGCTTCCACAAGGCAAGCCGGACAACACCACCAAGTTCACCAATTGCGTGAGCCTGAGAGTTTCGTGATCCGTATGAGTAGCCCTCAATGCAAACTGCCGGGTTCTCAACTTCTAAAACCCGATCAGTAATTACGGCTTGAAGCCACTCTAGACGCTCTACGCCTTTTGAGTTAGTGGCAAGGGCATCGGTGGTGTCGCCAACACAAATCCCAGTAGAGGTCAAAGATAAATCTAAACCAATCAAGTCAAGGGTCATCGATCTCTCCAACCTTCTCTGGCAAGACCAAGGTCAAAAGCCAACTGCGGATAGTTTCCAATGCGCCTATGGCAAGGGCGACAGACGGTCATAAGATTCTTTTCTTCAAGAATTGAGCCGCCCTGTGAACGTCGCACGATTTCGTGAACGTCTTGAGCAGGGTTTCTTGAATAAGTCACTTTGCCGTCATGGGAGGCAAAAACCGGGCACGCTTCACACCATGGACGCTCCTCAAGGAGGCGTCGCACGAGGGGTCTGCGAATCCGATATTCCTCTTCCTTCTTCTTTGATCGATGTCTCATAAGTCTGCAATCGTGGAAAAAAGTTTGGTCAAAAGTCCGGCACCATAAGAAACATCGTGCTGCTTCACCAGTTCCCGATATTGAGTAGCCCTTTCGGCCCGAACGTCAGGATCTCGTAGTTGACGCAACTGAGACAGCCAGTGACTTGGCTTTTTGACCGCAACACCAATTCCCTGTTCCGCAAGTGACGAATATTCCTCTGTGGCAGTTGCAACAAACGGAATACCAGCAGCAGCATATTCAAGGCCCTTGATGTAACTTTTTGCTTCGTTGAATGGCGCTCCACTTAGCGGAACAATTCCAACGTCAAACTGGAAAAGTTTCGGATAATCCTCTGGTGCAGCCATTGGCAGAGTTGTGACCCGTTCAACTTTCATTGCAACGGCATCAGCAAACTTCGGATGATTAGTGTTTTGGCCCGAGTGATGAACCGTGATCTCTCCAGCCCTATCCAAAGGCTCAAGGATTCCACGCATGATTTCGAGGTCTCCTGACCTGTGGGCAGTTGATCCCACCCACCCAACAACAGGGTTATTCGTGTCTGAAAGTTGTCGTGGGTTGAACTTGTCGACTTCAATGAAGTTTC